ATGAGTAAACATATTAATATTATAGGTGATTTTTTAATGGAAGAAAACAACTATGAGTTGTTTTATGAGTTAACCGATGACGATGAAGATAAAATAAAACTGCTTAGAGAATATTCTATAAAACTAGCAGAGTATGTGGAGGATAATCTTTAATGGCACAATCAGAAAGAATCTTGTGGATTGAAACAACTGTTAAGCTTAAAGAGTTAAAAGATTACGACATTAACCCGCGTAGAATAAATACAGCAGACTTTAAAAGGTTAGTTAATGACATAAAACAAGACGGTTATCATCGACGTATTTTAGTGTCTTATGATAACGTTATCATAGGCGGTCATTCACGTAAAAAAGCCCTTCTTGCCGCAGGTTTTAGAGAACATGATGATATTCATATTTTAAAGCCAAATAGACTGTTATCTGAAGAAGAACTCAAACGTTTAAATATTAGAGATAATCTAGGTTTTGGTGATTGGGATATGGATATGTTAGCTAATAACTTTGATATGGACGATCTCAAAGAATGGGGAATGCCTGACACAATGTTTGATCCTGTAAGTCCTGAAATAGAAATAATATTTGAAGGCGAAGATGAAATTGTTGAAGTTGATATTAATAATCAACCGATAACAAAACAAGGAGATATATGGTTACTAGGTGATCATAGATTGATGTGTGGTGATAGTACGGTTGCTACTACTGTTGCAAGTTTAATGGATGGTATTAGTCCGATACTTATGGTTACAGATCCGCCTTATGGAGTTCAATATGATATTGCTTGGAGAAAAAAATTATTAAATAAAGATAGTAAAGCTGACGGTAAAGTACTTAATGACGATCGTATTGATTGGTCGGAGGCATATTCTTTATTCAGCGGAGATGTAGCGTATATATGGCATGCAGCTCTATATAGTCACTTAATAGTCTCACATTTAGAAACATGTGGCTATAAACTTATAAATCAAATTATATGGGCTAAACAACATTTTACAATGAGCAGAGGTAATTATCATTGGAAGCATGAGCCTTGTTTATACGTGGTCAAGAAAGGCAAGATGCATAATTGGCAAGGAGCACGAGATCAATCAACTGTCTGGGAAATTAAAAATAATAATGGTAATTACAGCGACAGAGAAGAAACTACGTGTCATTCAACTCAAAAACCTATTGAATGCATGCTAAGGCCTGTGTTGAATAATACTAAAGAAGAAGATTATGTTTATGACCCATTTGGTGGTTCAGGCACTACTCTTATCGCATGTGAAAAATCAAATCGCAAATGCTTAATGATAGAATTATCACCGCTTTATTGTGATGTAATTGTTAAGCGTTGGGAGAAGATGACCGGTAAAAAAGCAATATTAAGTAGCGAAACTAATTGTGAGTATGAAAACCAAAAAACCCCATAAAACCAATAAACCGTATAAAGATACAGACAAGTTTCTAGAAATATATAAAGCTCATGCAGGTCATATTCAGAAGTCATGTAATGTATACGGCATAAACAATAGTACTTATTATGATTGGTGCAAAAAGTATCCTGAGTTTAAACAAGCTACTTTAGATGTAAAAGAGGAACTTAGAGGCTTTTGGGATGATTGTGCTTTAAAAGAAATGGCTAAAGGCAATTCCGCTATACTACAACTAACTCATAAATCTTTAAAAGGAACTAATAAATTTCCGATCACTAATGCTTTAAATTATGACTTTGGAGGCATTAAAACAATTGAGGACATAAAGACAACTCGTTTACGCTTATTAGAGGATCTGGGTAATGGAGTGGTAAGTATGGAAGGTGCTAAATTTGCAACTGAAATGTTAGATAGTGTTGCTAATGATTTTCTTGCTTCTGATGGCTTTTCTAAATTAATGGAAATGGCAGAGAAAGTTAAGAAGTTAAAAAATGAATAGATTAAGTTTTCACAAGAAAGTCTTAACATTAGAGCAGAAATTTGCCATTCTTGGTAGTACAAACTACGTGTCTGACTATGCATTGCAACAACAAGCAAAATACAAAGCCAATTTTTATTTGTTTATTAAGGATGCTTGGACAGCCTTAGAGGGATTAAATGTCGCCTTTTATGATAACTGGCATATTCAAGCTATTGCAGAGCATTTAGAGGCATGTAATAGAGGTGATATTAACTTCTTGATAGTTAACATGCCTCCTCGTTGTATGAAGTCCTCTATCATCTCTATAATGTATCCTGCTTGGGTATGGGGGAGTGGTGATGCATGGAAGAAGTTCTTATGTGGTACTTACGCTGCTAAGCTTTCTAACGAGCATTCGCTTAAATGTAGAGATCTGATTAATAGTCAGTGGTATCAAGAAATATTTGGAAATGTATTTAAACTTAGAGATGACAATAATGCCATCCAGAAATTCTCCAATAATAAAAAAGGATATCGTATTGCTTGTTCTGTTGGAGGCGGTGTAGGTATGGGTGGAGATCAGATAATACTGGATGATCCGAATTCCATTGAAGATATGGACTCTGAGGCTAGAAGAACAGCGGTAAACAATTGGTATGATCGTACCATGAGTGATCGTCTTAATGACAAGCAAACAGGTTGTAAGATTATATTACAACATAGACCTCACATGGAAGATTTAACCGGTCATATTTTAGAAAACCAGAAGAACATCGTACATTTAAGATTACCTATGGAATTTGAGAAAGCTCATCGTTGTTCAACTATTATATTGCCTTCAACTAATAATAAAAAATGGTCTGATCCAAGACATAATGAAGGCGATTTATTATGGCCTGATAAACATCCTAAGCATTATATTGAACAAGAAAAGAAAATTAAAGGGGCATTTGCATATGCTTCATTATATCAACAAAGACCGTCACCAATGCAAGGCGGTATCTTTACTAAAGATGATTTCATGATTTGGGATGAGGAGCATGCTCCTGATTTTGAACGTATTATACAATCATGGGACACTGCTTTGGTTGGTAAGAAAGCTGATGAAAGTTCAGACCCTTGTATGTCAGTATGTACTACTTGGGGAGTGTTTAAAAACTTCTATGGTCTTACCTGCATTATGTTATTAGAGCTTTATGCCGGTCATATAGAATTTCACGTAATGAGAGAGATGGCTCAAAGAATGGCTCATAATTATAAAGATACTGATTATGATAATCCCATAAGTGGTAAGCGACCTGTGGATTATGTATTGATTGAGACTAAGACTCTAGGTGATCCGTTAATGAATGAATTATATATGGCAGGCATTCCTACCAGAGGGTTTAATCCTCAAGGGCATGGTGGTAAAGTTGCAAGAGCTAGGTCAACTTTGCCTGAAATAGCTAGTGGAAGAGTTTATGTGCGAGAATCCTTTAAAAGTAAAAAATTATTTAAACATGCTAAAGAATTATTAGAGGCAGCCATAAATTTCCCATCTCATTCAAGTAATGATATTATTGATACCATGAGTCAAGTTCTTATAACTCTCAAACGTGAAAAAATATTAATTCATGAAGATATTTATGAAGAACCAGAGAATGAACCCGATTTTAACATTTTCAACTATCAATAGGCTTTAGTATGAACCTACAAAATGTGTTTAACAAGATTCACCAAGAGAAATTAGTTAATAATATAGAGCAAAAAAATAAATCTTTAACACGAGAGTTAAACGGTGAAGAACGCGATATAACCGATGATTTATTTAATGCTAATCTTGAAATGAATCAAGGGGAAGAGCAAGAAGATGAGCTTGATAATGAAATACAACAAGGCAAAAAAGTAGTTGATGAAGATAATGAGGACATTAAAACTAATTTAATCTATGAATTAAAGAATATAGCCGACTTAATTCCTGAACACACAAGACAATCTATTGCTAAAGATGTAATGGATAATCTTAATAATGATAAAAAATCTCGTGAACAATGGTTAGATAATATTAGAGAAGGTAAAGAACAATTTAATATACGCACTAAAGATGATCCAAGAAGCTCTGATAACCAAACAACAGATGGACGTAAACAAATGTCATCTGATAAATCTTATGCTTTAAACAACGCTATAATTAAAGCTACTTCAACTTTGTCATCTATCTTTTTAGGTGAAGAGATTGTTAATTTTTCAATCACAGAAGGAACAAGTGAATTAAAAAATAAAGCTATTAAGCTTAAGAATTTTATTAATCAATATTTTAATTTAGCTATTCCTAATTACAAAGAAGATAAAAGAAATTCTTTTTATGATTTAGCTTTAGAAGGGAATGTTTATCAAAAAATCTATTATGATTCGGTAGAGAAAAAACTTGTTAATTATTATCTGCCTGCATTAGATATAGAAGTTAATCCTTATTCACGTAGTGCTGATGATGCTACTCGTATATCTCAACGTGTTCATATGAGTAAATTTGAGTTAGATGCTAAAATTGCTAATAAAGATTTTCTTGAATATAACTATCGTCCTATTGGATCTGGCTATGGTGAAGATGATGATGAGTACGATGATGATATGGTTGATACTAGTGAAGATAGAGATGATAATGTTTATGAATTTTATCAAGTTAGAGTTAGATATAAATTAAATGATTTTGGAGATTTGGGGGATTATAAGCCACCAGTTGAAAGAGATTTGCCATATTTAATTGACATTGATATCTCTTCAGGAAGAATTGCAGCTATTCATGAGTTCTGGGAGTCTAATGATCCTAATTTTAAAACCATTCAAAATTTTGTAAAGAATTCATATTTTCCTAATTCTGAAAGTTGGAATTGGGGACTATTACACTTGGCTGCTCCTTTAGTTAAATCAGCTACTAATAAAATCAGAATGATTGCTAATGCCGGTGCTTATTCGAGTCATCCGACAGTATTAGTTAATAAAGCTATTAAAAACACCAATACCACACAAGTGTTATTCCCAGGTAGTATGATACCGATTGATACAGGTGGGAATTTTAAACTATCCGAGCAAATTAGTCCGCTGCCCTTTCCACAAGCATCTCCTTCGTTATCTGAATTGATGCAATATTATGAACAAGGCGTAGATCAAATTACCCTGAGTTTAAATAATATAGGTGATATCGGTGCTAATACCCCTGCAAGTTCTATTATGATGATGATAGATGAAGCTTCTAAAATACCTAATTTTATTATTCGTGGTATTTATGACGCTTTAACTCGTGAATATAGAATATTTTTAACTCAACTTAAGAAATATGCTCATTTAATTGATCCTCAATATATGAGTTTTGAGTTTAGAGAGTTAATTAATGAGTTTGATTTTAATGACCCTAATGTAATTATTACTCCGACGGCTAATAGTAAAGTTTCATCTCAATATATTGATATGATTAAGTATGAAAACTTACTTAATTTAGCAGATAAATATACTCAAATTAATGTAGATTATATATTACGTAATTATGTAACTAATTTAGATTTTAATCCTGATGAGATTTTAAAACCTGAAGCCCAAATACAACCGATGACTCCTTTGATGGAGAATGCTTCTTTAATGGCAGGACAGCCGGTAAAAGCATTTAAAGAGCAAGATCAAGAAGCTTATATATTAGCATTACAAACATTCATAGATTCATTAAATGCAATGCAAGATTTAGCGCCTGAGACTAAGCAACCTATATTAAATAATGCTATGATGTTAATGGCACAAAGAAAATTCTTTGATGCTTTAAATAAACTTGAAGCTCAAATTAAAGAAAGTCTTGCACAAGAAGGTGCGTCAGAAGAGGAAATTGCAGAGTTTAAATTACCTGAAGACGTGGCTGAGCTTGATTCTTCAATCCTTAATCAGATTGCTCTTATGGAGGCACAAACTATTGCTCAAGATCAACAGCAACAACAACAAATTGCCCAGCAAACACCGCCCCCACTTGATCCTAATCAAGTTATGCAAAATCAAGTTGAAGTGGAGGCTCAAAAAGTTCAGGTTGATGCTCATGCGATTGAACAACGTGCGCAGACTGATAATATTAAAGCTCAAACTGAACTTCAAAAAGCGCAAATTGTTCAACAAACTACGCTTCAAAAAGCAATGATAGATCGTGAGAAAGAAATAGAGAAAGCAAATATTGCAGCAAAGATTAAATTGACTGAGATATCAAGTAAATTACAGCAGATTTAAAGTTGGGTCGTTTATAAGCGATTTCTAATTTACTATGTATCACTTTTACATATTTTTGCAAATTATATTAAATAATACTACACTTATGTAGTTAAGTTATTAACATTAAATTGAGGAGACAACAATGTATTTAGAACACATAAAAAGTAAACTAGGTTCAACCAATGCTAAAGTTCCTACTGGCAAGAGTGAATCAGTAACAAGATTAAAACGTAAAAAAGGTGGATGTATAAAAAGAACAAAGCATGCTATGGGTGGCATGGGTGGCATGGATGGTATTACTCCTTTTCATAGTGTGATGACTCCAGCTCCTTCTGCTGGTAAATTTGGCGGTCATAAAAAAGGTAAAAGAGTTAAACGTGAGCCTCATTTTATTGGAGCTATGTTAGGCGCTGCCTCAGCAATACCTGCTATTATAGATTTAGTTAATAGATTTAAAAAGAAATAATTAAATAGGATTATAAAATGCAAAATGTTAGAAAATCACATATTAAAAAAGCAATGCGAGAGCATCATATGATAGGACAAATGCTTTGCGGTAAAACTCTTGATACTCAAAATATTGATAAAAAAACTCATAAAAAAGCAACGAGAGAGCATCATTTTTTAGGAAGTTTAATCGGTATGCTTGCTAAAGGTGCAGGTATGGCTGCTCCTTATTTAGCAAAAGGTCTTAGTTTAGGTACTAAAGCTGCTAGTTTAGGCGCAAAAGGTCTTGGTGCTGTTGGCGGTACTCTTGCTAGAAATGCCGGAAATATAGGACATGCAGTTAATGCTGCCGGTACTGCAGCTCAAGCAGGTATGGCGTTTAATCAAATGCGTCAAGCAAATAAATCATCTGCAGCTCAAGAAAGAATGATGAATGCACAAGCTCAAGGAGCTGAAGATCAAAACGCTTATGCTAAAAGGCAAATGGAAGCGGCACAAGGTCAAAAAAGAGGTGGTCGTACTAAATCTTATAGAAAGCATTAATAAATTTATAAAATATTACATTAATATTAAAAAAAACGTTGTATAAAAATTTTTTTCTATTACACTATTATTAATTAGTAATTGGCAACAATATAATAATAATTATGGATTTAGAAAGTTTTGTACAACGTTTAGAATATATGTATGGCGAATCTACACGTCAGCTGTTAGATAAAAGCTTTATTCAAGACAATATTAATCAATATAATCGTATCTTTGAAAGAAGAGAAACAATCCAAGAAATATTAGAAGAACTAGGAAAATTCCAAAGTGAATCAGAAAGAGCTGCTGCATTAAAGATTAAATTTTCAGGAACAACTATAATATAAATTATCTATTCATAGGAGACAACAATGAACGGAAAAAATTTTGTACAACATGAGAATAATTTTAATATCTCAAAAACATGGCACAAAGAATTCAAGAAAGAATGGACTGAAGAAGAAATCACAGCAAACATAATTAAAGAAATTAGTTATGACATAATTAGACCGGAAAGAAATTATGTATATGGCAAGCTTTATAAAATGGATAATAAAGGCATGATTTGCCAATATGCTGAAGAAACTATTATTAAAGATGCTTTAGAACAATCTGTCTTTAAGATTTTAGCCTTTGGTGAAGATTGTTTTAAAGATAAAGAATGTTTTCCTAATGGTCAGCGTTTTTATATAGGTCAATGGTATAAATTTTCCAAATATGAATATGACAAATTCAAAGTTGGTGGTGAATATGTTGCTATGTTACCTGATATTACTCTAAAAGCACATGTATCTGATCCATATTATATAGATCATTTATTTCTAACGCCTTATATTTAATATCAACCTAGAGGAGACAATCAATGGATGATAAAAATAAATTTTTAGATGATGAAGAAGAGGCAATTTTAGAGGGAAGAGTTCCAACTACCGAAAAAGATCTTCAAGAAATAGTAGATGAGCATATAGATGATGACGATACTAATGATTTTGATCTTGATGATCAAGAAGAAGAAATTGACGTAGATTCTTTTGATGAACGAAGTAGACGTGCTAAACAAGAAGAAATTGAGAATAATAGAAAGCTTGTAGAACGTTTAAATGCTTTAGAAGAACAAGTTAATCAAAATAATGAAGAAAAAATAGCTAAAGAATATGAAATAGCACAGCAACGTAAAGTTATTTATCAACAACAAGCAGAAAGAATGACTGCTGAATATAAAAAAGTGCAAGATGATATTGAAACTGTTAAAGCTATTAAACGGGATGCGGAATTAAAAGAAGAAAAGACACGTATATTTCAAGCTGAGGACACTTTAGAGAAGCTAAATGAAGCGCGCTTTAATTTAGATCTAAAAATGAGAGAATTTGCTAAGCAAGCTCCTCAGGACTATTCTAGTGATGAAGAGTATGTTACTGATAATCGCCCTACTCCACGAAAACAATCTTCTAAATTTGATCTTAATAAATTAGACCCTGATTCTAGGAGTTTTGTTAAAACTAATCCTTATATGAATCCATCTTCAGAACATTATGATCAAGGACTTGTTGATGAAACCATAGCAGTTATGGAAGATTTAAAGAAAAAATATGTGTTTAGCGGCAAAAAAACAAAAGTTTATTCTGAAGAGTTTTATAAAGAAGTAGAAAATGCTATGCATAATAAATATAGCACTCGCGATGAAAGAATGCGTAATTTAGTAAATAATCCTATAACGGGAGTAAGAAGAAATGGAGATGTTATGAAAGATAGAAGAAGTGAAAGTGTAGCAAATAATATGGCTCGACAATTAATTAAAAAAATTGAAGTATTGGATAAAAACCGTAAACCTATAAATCTTGAACTCAAATCTAAGTTATATAATAAATATAATGACAAACATCAACAATCCAAAGCCCATGAAAGAGGAGACTACTCATGATTAATCAGGAAAATAAAGAAGATGAAGTAAGTTTTAAAGCTAGTAAAACTCGTTCTGAGGATAAACGCAAAACTAAATTATCTTATGATGAGTATAGAACGACTATGATGAATAGTCGTCTTGGTAAATTACATATTCCAAAAGAAATAATTCCATCTGATAAAAAATGGTTATTTGCAGATCTTAATCCTGCTAGTAAACGTGATTATCAAATGGAACTTATGGAGAAAGGTTGGATACCTGTTAAAAAAAGTATGCATCCATATTTTAATATTATTACTGAAAAGAATAAAAATAATAATGAAGATGTGGTAATAAGACATGGACAGATATTGATGGAGATAGATAAATATATTTGGGAATATCATGAGAAAGCTCATTATGAATTAGCACTTCAAGGTGCAGCTACTGCAGGCCGTAAGCCTAATTATTCTCCAACACGCCCAGGATTATTTGAAAGAGCTGAGGGTAAAGTAAAAGAATATCGTCACGAAAGACGTCCGGTTAGAGATGATGATTTTTAATTTAGGAAATTTTAACGGCGCATCCATTAAAATTTCCTATTTTTCTTTATAAACAAATTATAGTTTAAATCAAAACATTTTATTCTTTATTTTTTCTTTATTTCTCAAGAAATCAATCATTATTACAAATTTTTGACATCTCTTTGTTAGTTACCTACAATATTAATATAGGTCGGAAAACTTATATTAATTAAAGGAGATAACTAACATGGGAATTTATAATCAAAATCTAGGAATGAATCCAGTAAAATCTATGGCTTCTCATCCTTATTCATCAACTTTCTTATGGTATGCTATAGCAAGTGGAACTGCTGCAAATATTTTTGTAGGAACTCCTGTTGCAATTACTGCCGGTCTTATAACTGTTGCTACTTCAGGCAATCCACCATTTCTAGGTTCAGCAAGAGCATTTAAAGATTTTACAACCGGTGGTACAGGAATAGTTGCACCAAGTGCAAATCAAGGAGTTGTTCCATCAACGATCCAACAATATTGGGCAGCTAATACAGTAAAACCTACAGGTGTTCAAACATATGTAGCAGTAGAAGTAGATCGACACACACTTTATGATATGCAAGCTGATGCAATACAATTACCTACCGGTTTTGCCCAAACTCAAATAGCAACTCTTAATAATTTTAGTACTTCAGTTGGTTTTAGAACTGTCGATGGCAATACTTCAACAGGTTATTCAACAACAAAAATAGGAGCTGGCGGTGTTAATATGAAATTAGTAAATGTATCACCTAGTAACGCATGGAGTACACCATTAAATAATGCTCTGTTTATACCTTATAGTTACATTTTATAATTACCTTTTACCATAATTAATTAATAAAACATTTAAGAGGAGATATTTAAATGGCACAAGTAACAAGATCACAAATTATAAATTTTATGTGGCCTGGATTAAGCTTAGTATTATGTGATGCTAAGTATTATGAAAGTTTATATAAAAAATATTTTAAATTAGTTCCAACTAAAAAAGCATTTGATATAGTTGTTGAATATGCACCAATGGGATATGCGAAAGCAATGAACGAAGGTGAAGCATATGAACTACAAACTAACTTCATTATCAATAAAACGCAGTACGATCATACAAGCTTTTCGTCAGCTATAGAGTTTACTTTCGAATCAATCGACGATAATTTATATACCGATGAATTTCCAAATGCCGGAGAGCAAATTAAAACTTCTTTAGTATTAACTCGTGACGTAAATGCTACTAACGTATTTAATTTTGCGTTTAATAATACTAATCCGATTGGAGATGGGCAATCATTTGCATCAAATCAACATCCAACAGCAGTTGGTGTATATTCTAACGTTCTTTCTCCTGCTACTTTTAGCGAGACAGCTCTTACAGATATGATAACAATTGCTCAGACATTACCTGATGCCGCTGGTAAAGTATTGAATTATGAAGGTGATAAATTACTTTGTTCACCAACTCTTCAATATGACGTGGCTCGAGTGTTATTTAGTGCTGAACGTCCTGGTACTGCTAATCGTGATATCGGTGTTATATATCATCAGGGATTTATAAAAGGTGGTTATGTGGTTAATCCTTACTTAACTAATGCTAACTCATTTTTCTTATTTACAACATGTCCTAATGGATTGCTTTTCTATGAGAAAAACATGGCTGAAGTATCTTCATGGATGGATGAAAAGAATAGAACTGTTGGTATGGGTGGCTTTGACCGCTATTCAAGTGGCCCAAGTAATGCTAGATCAACTATTTGTTGCCAAGGTTTTTAATTTAAAGAGGTTATAATGGTTTTTTCATTAACTACGCAGAATCAATTTTATCAACCTAATAATGTTGGTAATTTAATTAGCATTGGTACAGTAAAAGCTAAAGCTTTAAATGGAAGTCAAGTAGGTGTTCCACAACCTCAACTTGGTTCTATTTCGGTTGCGCCATTGGCTGCAAGCGTTACTACATTAGCTAATGCAGTAGCTGCAACTACTAGTGCTTCTTATATACCTCTTACAGCTAGTGTTGGTGCGACAGCAGTACCTGGTATTTATAACAAATATACTAATACAACTGATACAGTTTATTTTTTTGATACTCCACGTGCAGTATCTATTACTTTAGCTGCTGGTTCCACTACTACTACTTTTACTATATGGGGATTTGATGAAGATGATGTATTTATGACTGAACAAATCCTTAATGTAGCTGCTAATACTACAGTTCCAGGCAAGAAAGCCTTCGCTGGAGTTACTAGAGTTTGGGCAGGGGGTGCTACTGTTGGCGCAATTTCAGTAGGTACAACTGCTATTATCGGTCTTCCTTATGTATTAGAGAATGTTAATAGAATTCTTGGTTCAGGTAATTTTGGATCAAACAATATATTTGGTACAACTCTTGCAACTTTTTATACCGTAGCAAGTTTGTCTATTTTAGCAAATAGCGGTGATATTAGAGGTACTGTAAATTTATCAACTTTTACTCTTAATGGAATAAATAGGCTTGTTGTGGCCTGGATTATGGCTGCAAGCACTAATGATGTAAATCAACAAAATTATAGAACTGTTTATGGAGTGGCTCAGTACGCAGTTCCTTATAATTAAAACGGAGATTTACTGATGAAGATTCAAGTACTTAATAGCTATTTAGCTGCTAATACTAGCTTTTATGCTGCTGTTCAAAGTAGAACAGGCGCTGGAGCATTAGTACTTAATTATGCTGCTCTTAATGCAAATGCAAATATTGTAGTATCAACTCCACAGTGGAATCGACAAATTACTTTTACCTCAGTTGGAAATAACTCAGCAACTAATGTTACTATTGTTGGTAAAGATGTATTTGGAAATATCGTTACTGAAGTTCTAACTGGATCTAATAATAATACAAAGTCTTCAGTTCAATATTATAGTACATTAATTTCTCTAACTACTAACGGAAATATTACTGCGATGAGCGTAGGTTTTGGTATCTTAGCTCAATCTGTACCTTTTAAAATGTCAATGAATGTTCAAAAATCTCAATGGGCAGTACAAATTGAAGTAGGAGGAACGATAAATTATGATTTGCAATATACATTGTTTCCTTTTGAGAATTACATTTCCCTACCAACATTTGATCCTACAGATAATTGGCTTAATGTTCCCATAATAGCACCTGGAGGGAATAGCGGCACAGGTACAGTAGTAGCTAATCTCTCGACTTCACAATATTTAAATTTTGCAGCACCTGTTTATGCAATTAGATTTGTGATTAATTCAGGGGTAGCTCCTACATTTCAAGCATTTATGGCTCAACAAGGAACATTATAAAGGAGGGTTAAATGACAATTACCCTTAATCCTTTTATAAATATAACAGTAAATCAAATTGTTATAGAGTCTTTTGAACGCATTGGTTTAACTCTACCTGAATTAGTTGGAAATCCTCTTAGTAGCGCAATAAATTCTTTAAATATCTTACTTACTGATTGGGCACGATACAATAATCTTTATAGTATTCAACCATTTATGACTAATTTGATAGGTAGCCAAAAAAACTATCAATTACCGATAGGCACTGCTGATATTCCTGAGCGTGAAGTATCTGTTGCAAATATCACAAGACAACTTGGAGGAGCGGCGTCTTCTGATTCTGGTGTTGCTGAGAATGCATTTGACGGCAACCCTAATACTGCTTGTATTCAAAACTCGCCAAATGGGTGGATTGAGTTTCAATATGATAATAATAATGAGGGTTTTGCTATAGATTATATAGGTATTCAGGCAAATGTTACTACTCAATATAATCTTATTATTGAATATGCGATAAATACTTATAATTATATTAATGACATTTGGACTACAGTAATTACGCCAGGATCTCAAACTTATACGCAAGGGCAACAAGTATGGTTTGTAAACAAAGTTGCTCAATTGGCTGTTGCTTGGAGAATTAGAGAGACTGGCGGTGATATATTAAATATTCAAGAGATTTATTTTTGTACGCATAATATCTCAAGACAAATTAGTTTACTTAGTCGCAGTCAATATTTAGGAATAGCAACTAAAGATCAATTAGGAAGTGTTTCAAGTTATTTATTTAATAGAGATATTAATCCTTCAATTACTTTATGGCCTGTTCCTGATGGTAAACTTAATTATCCTTATCTTATTCTTAATTTAAAAATTCTAAATCCACAAATTAATAATCTGACGGATATCATTAATATTCCTAATAGATTTTATGAAGCTTTATGTGCAAATTTAGCTCTTAAACTTGCTGAGAAAGATAAAATAATGGGTATCGAAGTATCACCTGATAAAATGGCTAATTTAATGCAATCAGCTGCAAAATCTATGGAAGATATCGAACAAGAAGATACTGAACATGCACCATATATTTTTCAGTTTAATTTATGAAATATAAGAAAAATCGTCGTTATCAACCTTATTCTTTTAGGAATCATCATCCTACTGCTAAATGTGATATATCTGGCTTTAAGATTATGCATTATGATTTAAGAAAACAATATGAGTGGTATGGCAATACTTTAACTTTTACCGGATTTTATGCTCATAAAGATTTTTCAACAGAGCCTAATCCTCAAGGAAAAGTTTTAGCATTACCTGGTGATCCATTTCCAGTTAACACTCCTCGTCCTTTTTATGTGCAACCTACTGAGGCTGTGACACTTAATAACACCGGTAACACAGTGATTTACACTATTGGTGGCTCACCAGTAATTATTAATCCTAACATTACTATATCCCAAGCAAACGGTGCTACAGATTTAAGTATGGGTATATTACAAGTGCTTATCTATGATAATGTAACTTTAGAAGATAATTTAACTGTTATAAGCGGTGGGTCGGTAGTTGTTAGTGGAAACTATGTAATAGTTGGTGGAATAAATATAGGAACTACTCGGGGTGGATTAAACGGAACACCACTTTATATAATATTACAACCAGGAGCTAATAATACTAACGCTTCTGCGATTTTGCAGAACATTAATTTTTCAACTTTTAATTCCCAAATAATTAATAAAAGTGTAAAATTCATAGTAATGAATAATGCAGGTATAAATAGTGACGGAGGTTACACTAATATACTTTGCCAGGAATAGGAGGAAAGTAGGAGACAACTATGCCACTAGCCCAAAATGATTATTTTGGATTGGTCAATGATATACAGCAATATATGCAGAATTCTTCATTGTCCCTTTCCAATGAAATACCTAGATTTATATCTAATGCTCAACAAGCTATTGCGCTTGATTTAAAGTCTATTGAAGATCGAGTTACTAGGGATTTTATTATATCTGCTGGTCAACCGATCTTTTCAAAGCCTATTGATTATAAAAATCTATCTACATTTTATATTTTTACTGCTAATCCTGCTACACCAACCTTATTTAATGTTTTAACACCGCTAAAATCAGCATCATTAGATTATTGTTATAAATATGCGCCTAATCAATCAATATTAGCAACTCCTGAGTATATTGCCGAAGCAGATGTTTATAATTTTCTTATAGCACCAACTCCTAATCAAAATTATGCTGCTAGAATAATATATTATCAATTACCTTTAGCACTTAGTGAGCTAACACCAACTAATACTCTTACTAACAACGCTTATAATTTATTACTTTATCGATGTTTACTTGAAGCTATTCCATATGAGAAAGCTGATGAGCGTACTAAATACGATCAATTATATGCTGATACTTTAGGCAAATATCAACGAGAAGAACAAATGCGCAAAACCTCAGGATTCTTTACAAGGAGCTTACAATGACCTTTAGTTTTAACAATCCCTATTCTTTATTTCCTACATCACCTAGTCAATATGGATATGAAGAAATTAATTTAATTGGAAATTCTATTTTTGCATGGCCTGAGAATAATTCAGATTCACAATTTATAATTGCTCAGCAAATGTATGTAAGTACTAATAATATTGCTAATCAATTTATTTTTCCACCTGCTAATTTAGTAGGAACAGGTAGAACATTTCAGATATTTAATTTTGGAAGCCTTGAATTTACTATTTATGACAATGATGGCATTTCTTTAGCCACTATTGATCCCGGTCAACTTTATCAATGTACCGTAACAGATAATAGCAGTGCTGCCGGTATATGGGGTGTATTATTATTAGGTGCTGGAACTTCGGGAGCAGATGCTAATGCTTTATCAGGTTACGGACTTTCTTCGCTTACTAATTCTAAGATTAATACTAATCTTCCTGAAATAGTAATAACAAGTGCTTATACAGTTCAGCCTAGTGATCGTGGATCAATACTTAGTTATACCGGCGGCACTAATAATATTATTCTTCCTTCTCCTGTAGATGGATTTATAGTTGGCGTTATTAATAATAGTACAGTTGGTGGACTTGTAACTCTACAACCTCCCTTTGGTTATACTATTAATAATGCTTCTAATTTAAGTCTTGCTCCTGGTGATTCTACTTTTATTATTGGTGGTGCTAATTACAATGCTATTGGAATTGGAAGACTAAATTTTGGTATTGATTCATTACTTGAATTAGATGTGTCTGCAAGTATTAATATAACTTTAACTACTGCTCAATCTAATAATAATATTATAATATTTTCTGGAAATTTATCTAATAATATTAATGTTTTTTTTACTCCTGTACAGGTAAATAAATATGATATTTATAATAATACTACCGGTGGTTTTAATATTACAGTTTCTACTTTTGGTGGAATAAATACTTATCTTTTAAAAGATCAGGAAAGATATGCTTATTTTACTGATACTTCTGAATTATATAACGTTCCAAGTAATGTAGGAGCTTCTAATTTAGCTAGTTTTTGGCTATCTAGTTCAAATTCTTCTTTACCTAATCAAGTAAATCTTGGAAATTTACAAAATGGGTTAGTTGGTATTAATGTGGCTTTATCAACAGCCACTCCCTACACTGTTCCTATTTATAATGATTTAAGTTCAAATAATTTCTTTCTTGGTACTAATTCAGTGCCTTCTCCGCTTCCTACTGGTACTAATAACACAGCAGTTGGTATTAATACTGGGAGTGTGATATCTATTGGGGTACAAAACACAGCTTTTGGATCTTACGCACTTAATTCAAATACTACTGGTTCAGGTAATACAGCAGTTGGCGTTAATTCTGGAGCTTCTTATGACGATAACAATGAATGTATATTTATTGGTTTTAATTCTGATTCTAGTGTTGGAAATTTAATTAATGCTATTGCAATTGGTAGCGGTGCACAGGTTACAGCTTCTAATACTATGATACTTGGAGCACCAGGTACAGCAGTAGCTGTTCATTCATTAGATAATTTAGTTGTGACTGCTAATAACGCTGTAAATGGAACTGTTGGAACAGTTCAATTAAATGGCACTACTAACGTAGTAGTAAATACCACTGCATGTAAAACAACTTCAAGGGTATTTCTTACTCCTATTACTAATGTGCTACCGCTTAATAATAGTCTTGCAACAGTGAATACTATAGCTAATGGTAGCTTTAATGTTGTAGGTGCATTGGTAGCAGATGACTCTTTTGTTCAATGGTTTATAGTTAACCCGGTATAAAGGCATAAATTATGACGGATATAGTAATACCTTTAGATTCTAAGATAGGAATAAAAAGAGACAATACTAGTTATAATTCTGAATATTATACTGATGGACAATGGTGTAGATTTTATGATAATAGCCCTAAAAAAATGGGTGGTTATAAATTAATATACTCTGGCACGTCTGAAGTTATAAGAACATTATATGAATTTAATAATTCAGCTACAGTAAATGTTTATTTAGGAAGAGAAATAAGTGGTGTTAGTTTTCTTAATATTAATTCAAATGGAGTAGTAATTGGTGTTGAAATTATCAGAACTCCTTCTGGTTATATTCCTGCTTCTGGTAATGTTTGGACATTTGATCAAATAAACTATCTAGATCAAGTTACCAACCTCCCGTTTTCAGTAATATTTGCTCAAGTTGCACCTAATGATATTAATACTAATAATACTATTGAAGGTAATATTTATTATGGAGGAGCATATGACACGGCTCTTTTTGAGCCGATAATGAATAATGCTCCTATTCCTCAACCAATTATTGCATCAGGAGGGATAATAGTAGCTACACCATTTGTTATTGCTTATGGAAATTTTGGCGTAATTCAATGGTCTGATCCCTCTGATCCTTTAGTATGGCCAAGTTGCAATACTGCTATTATTGCTAATACGCCTAAAATTATTACTGCTGCAACTATTCGGGATAATATAAATGTATCTCTTTTATTTTGGGGTGTAGATAAATTAATTCGCGCAACTTATGATGCTGTTTTATACACTTTTAGTTCAGTAATTCTTGATGATACTATTTCTATATTAAGCAATCATAGTTCTTGTGAATACAATAATATTTATTATTGGGTAGGTAATACACAATTTTATTTATATGATGGTATAGTAAAAAAACTTTCAAATAATTTAAGTACTGATTATTTTTTTAATAATTTAAATAGAGCATATCAAGGTAGAATTTTTACTACAGTTATTAAGAAATATTCTGAAATTTGGTTTCATTGGCCTAGTGGAAATTCTACAGAATGCAACGAAATATTAATATATAATACTGAATATAATACTTTTTATGACGCTTCTATATCCAGGACTTGTAGCCTTCCTCCTAGTGCTGTTTTACCTTATCCATTACTTGCAGCAGCAACGTCTTCAGTAGATCCTTTTATTCCTCCTGTAATGGGAGTCCCTGTGAAGACTTATGGGATATGGATGCATGAGTATGGAGTAAATCAAATCATATATAATGATGTTTACGCAATAAAATCACGTATTGTTACTAAATATTTTTCTTTTCCAAAAGATAATCCCAATACTGATGTTTGTACTATCTTAAAACGTTTAGAAAATGATTTTGTTCAAACCGGTAATATTAAATTTAGAATACTCCGGAAAGCATGGCCTAATACTCCTCCTATTTATTCAAAGTACTACATCATAACTCCTACTATTGAAAAGACTGACATTGATAATGAAGATAGAATGGCAAGAATATGGGCTATAGAATTTACATCTAATGAAGTTGATGGTGATTTTATATTAGGAAGAACTCAAGCAGTATTAGCTGCTGGAGATAAACGCCCTCAACCGACAGAGGTTACAGAATAAATATGCCGAAATTATTTTATATTCAGAATCCTACATTACCAACTTTTGAAAGTTGGGCTTCACAACTTCGTATAGATCTTCCTAATTATGATATTCCTAAAGTAAATGATAAAACTAACACTGTATATTATACAGTTGATAATTGGTGGGAATGGGCAAATCAATTTATTAAAAACAATAATTTAGATTTTGCTACTCCACTTCCTACTCGTCTTTCTTATCCGAATAAAGATGATTGGAAAAAATGGGTGTTATTTTTAGTAAGTTCAACTTCTTTTTTTGCAATAGCATAAATATGAAAAAAACAAACCTTACATTTATGGAAAAGCATTCCTTAATAGAGAGCAAAACTAATGAAGTTCTTTATCGCAATTCGGGAGTAAACAAAGCTTTTGTAAGAGTTATGTTTTCAAAAGATATTAACATAAAAAAAAGACACTTAATTGATTTAATTAAGAATATTGTATTGAAATTTCATTTATATTAATGAGTTTTGTAATGGCTAAATTAAAAATTATAACTATAGAAATTAACCTCGATAAAATAAAACACGATAAGATTATAGCTTATAGAGCTCAAAAAATCATAGAAGAAAATTGGGTGCAATTTTCTAAAGCATTATATGCCGATTTTGAGGATGTAGATAAGCATGTTTTTGCGTTGGTTAGAGATATCATACAGAAATTTCACTTATATCAATAAATAGATTAAAATTAAAAGAATAAGGGAATAAAAAGGAGAGAAAAGATGAGACAATCTATGAATTTAGATAATAATGATCATTTAAATATGATCAGACATTTTGGTCATCAAACCGGTTCTACTCCTGTGCATTTAGACAATGATTCTGTAAAAGGTCTTCGTAATTTACATCATTTAGTTCATAATGAAGATGTTGAGCATGATTTTTCAAAATTAAAAACATTATTTGCACAACCTAATATTGCTATTCATTTAAAAAGTCAATTAGAGAAAAAAAAAGCTAATGGCGGTGTCATTAATGATTATATTAATACATTAAAACATAATGGTTCAGGAGAAAATTCCGAATTATCTTTAGTGCCTGATGAATTAGTTAAATTTTTAGATGATAGTTATTCTTTAGGCACAACTAATGCTCATACAGGTCATAAAGAATATCATCTTGGTAATATGTTTGATGGTTTAAATAATGCATTTAGACCTATTAAAGATTCTATGAGAAAAGAATCACAAACATCAACTCCTCCTCAAATGTTAAATGAAATGTCTACGCCACCTAGAGAAGGTCATGCTTATGGTGATATAGTTGGAGATCCTAGTCAATCTTCTGCTTGGGGACTTCCATCACTTTCAGGAGTAAAAAACGCAGCATATAATGCAGCTTCCGGTCTTGGAAATGCAGCTTATGGGGCTGCACAAGGGCTTGGAAACGCAGCTTATAATGCAGCTTCATATGTAGCTCCAAAAGTTGGAAACGCAGCTTATAGTGTTGCAAATGATTTATATAAAGGCACAGGTAATGCATATGGTCTTGGAGATATATATAACGTTGGAAAAGCTGCTTATGGTGCTTTTAATAACGGAAATTCTTCTAGTATGCAAGGTAATGAAGCATCTAAACCAGGATTAATACAAAATGTAATGCGAGGAATTGCAGCACCAATAGGCGGCGCGATTGGAGGATTAGGAGGACAGTTTGTCGGTCAAAAAGTCGGTCAAAATTTAGCTGCTGGAATTCCTCTTATAGGGCATCTTGCAGCTCCTATTGCAGGAAATATTGCAGGTAATATGGCATATAATGCTGCTGCTTCTAAAGGTAGAAACAAAGGAATTGAATTAGCAGATAATTTTTATAATTATATAGGTGGTGGCGGTGGCAATGCACCTGGAATTAATTCTAATCCACAAAACCCTAATCAATCTTCTAATTCAAAATTCCCTTCATTTTCAGGAATAGGAAATAAAGCATATGATGCTGCATCTAACTTTGGAAATGCAGCATATAATGCAGCTTCCGGTCTTGGAAATGCAGCTTATGGGGCTGCACAAGGGCTTGGAAACGCAGCTTATGGCCTTGGAAAAAAAGTTTATGACACTACTTCAACTGCTGCATCTAATCTAGGAAATAATATTTATAGTGCTGGAAATGCAGCTTATAATAAACTTCCTACAATTCCTAGATTTAATAAAACACCGGATATGTCTTCTACTCCTCCCAATAATATTCAAGTAAATCCTCAAGAGTTTGCAGACATACCTTTTAGAAATATTAATTTACGAACTACTCCTACTCGTAATATCGGAAAAAATCCTTTTGACGATATATCTTCTAGTAATGTTGGACGTAATCCTTTTGCTAGTACTAATCCTTTTGATTAATATGAATTAGGAAAAATAATCATGATAAATTATAAATGCAATATAAAAGCTAAAACTAGTAATTATGCTCATGGCGGACATGTTCATAATTTAATTGAAAAAGCTTATCAAGAACATAGTTTCGGTGGAGATATTTATGATTCTTCTAGTGCAGTTCTTAAAAAAATAAAAAATCATTTACCTTCTGTATCCTCTGAAGTTATTGGTAATCAAATTAGAAAAATTCCCGAATATATTCATTCCGGTGCTCATCATATCGTAGAAGAAGCTCCTAAGTTAATTAATCATGGAACAAAACTTGCTCAAGAGTTAATAAAAAGACATTTGGGACACAATTAATAATAATTTAGAGGATAATAATGCAAGAAGAGCTTTTAAGAGAGATTTTAACAAAACATAAATATCCCCAAATGGCTAAATCAGGTGGAGTTGTGCCTGAAGAAGCTCATTTTAATTTAAAAGAAGTAGAATTACTTAATTCTCTTCAAGGTAATGAAGTCCGTTTGCCTGAACATGGTAATATCCGTTCATTCATGCCTTTAGCGGAATTATTTTCCGATCCTACTTATTTACGTTTAGTAAGACAGATTGTTGAGAATTTAAATGAACATCAAGTAGATGATAGTGAAGTAGAATACGCTTTAGATGAGTTTACAGAAGAAAACAAAGATAAAACAACTATCCAGCCAGAAAGTCCTCTAGCTACTGTAGAAGCGTCCCAGGGCGTTGGTGGTGATACTGAAATATGTTTATGTCCCTCTAACATGTTAGATTTTTTTGATGAAGTACGAGGATTCTCAAGTGTTAATCCTAAAGACGGAAAACGGCAATATTTCCTTCCTCTAATCGGCGCTCTTTTAGGAGGTTTAGCCGGGCCAGCTCTTGGAGGGGCTTTAACCGGGTCTGCCTTAGGTGTGCTTGGTAGTGGACTTGCAACAGCAGCAGGGGCAGGACTTGGACATATGGCTTTCGGAGGAAAACCAAAAGATGCATTAAAAGCTGCTGCATTTGGTGGACTTGGGTCATTAGCCGCTCCTGCGCTCGGTAGTTTATTTGGAGGTGCTGGAGGTGCTGCTGGTGCTACAACTGCAAATGCTAGTATTCAAGCACAAAATGCCGCTACAGCTGCTGCTCCTGCAGCTGCTTCAGGTTCATCAGGATTAATGGGTTCATTAGGATTAGGATCGATGCTTACACCGAAAGTAATGATTCCAACAGCTTTAATGGGAGGGATGTTATATAAAGCTAATCAAGATAATTTGAAATTGCAGAAACAATATACTCAACAGATGAATGATTATAATAAAAATGAACAAGAAAAGAAAAACCGAGTAAATGATTATTTTGCAAGTGCCAATAAGGTCGATGTAACTGCTCATAAAGAGCCGCAACGTGATTATCTTAATAGCCATCAAACCGAGATCGGTTCTTCTTATGGAATGAGTCCTATGTATGGATTTAAAACGGGACAATATTATGCTCAGGGCGGTAGAATTGAAGATAAAAGCGGTGGGATAATAGGAGATGGCAAAGGGCAACAAGATAATATACATGATGATTATGATGTTGGTGATTATATTATGCCTGCTGATGTTACTTCCGGTCTTGGAGATGGTCATACTGATGCCGGATATCAGGAATTAGATAATTTAAAAAACTATATTTATAAAAACAAAGATGTTCATGAAGCTTACGAGAAAGTTCCGGTACATATTAAAACCGAACTCACTAAAAAACAACCTGTAGCAGTAAGTCCAGGTGAATATAGATTTGATAAAAATATTACTGTTGCAATTGGTGACGGTAATTTAAAAAAAGCAGATAGGATATTTCAAGAATTTTATAAATTAGTTCGTAATGATAAAAGAACTAACGGCAATACTATCCCTAAAAAAGCAAAATCAGCTATTGAATATTTTAAAAATGCTCAAAGGAAAGTTGATAGGAAAATGGGAGAATAGTTATGGCTAATTATAAAAATAATAATGAAGTTCTTTTTAATAAAGAGATAGAGCTTAGAAAATTAAATGAGCAATTAGAAGCTGCTAAAGACAGATTAGGTGTGGTAAAAGATGTATTA